AGTAGGCAACAACTTATAGATTATTGCCTAAGACGCATAGGTGCCCCTGTATTGGAGATTAACGTTGATGATGACCAGATTGATGACTTAGTTGATGATGCCCTTCAGTACTTCCAAGAGAGGCACTTTGATGGTGTTGAAAGAATGTATCTCAAGTACAAAATTACACAAGCAGATCTTGACAGAGGTAGAGGTAGAAATACTAATGGAGTTGGAGTAACTACGACTACCGCAACATCAAATGTTACAGGTATTGGGACCGTAACGTATGATTTTTATGAGACTTCAAATTATATCCAAGTACCAGATTCAGTTATAGGTATTGAAAAAATCTTTAAATTTGATACTAGTTCAATTTCTGGTGGAATGTTTAGTATTAAATATCAATTATTCTTAAATGATTTATATTATTTCAACTCTGTTGAACTTTTACAATATGCTATGGTTAAATCATATCTTGAAGATATTGATTTTCTATTAACTACAGATAAACAGATTAGATTTAATAAAAGACAAAATCGACTATATTTGGATCTCGATTGGGCATCACAATCCAAAGACCAATACATTGTTATTGATTGTTATAGGATATTAGATCCTAATACATTTACCAATGTTTATAATGATAGTTTTATAAAAAAATATTTGACATCTTTAATTAAGAGACAATGGGGACAAAATCTGATTAAATTTAGAGGTGTTAAACTTCCTGGAGGAGTCGAATTAAATGGTAGGGAAATATATGAAGATGCCGAAAAAGAATTAGAAGATATTAAGCAGAGAATGGTACTTGAATATGAATTACCACCTTACGACTTTATTGGTTAATTATGGCACTTAATCCCTTTTTTCTGCAAGGTTCTGCAAATGAACAAAGATTAATTCAAGAACTCATAAATGAGCAATTGAAGATATATGGAGTTGAAGTTACATATATTCCAAGAAAATTTGTAAGAAAAGAAACTATATTAAAAGAAGTAACCTCTTCGAAATTTGATGATAATTTTGCTCTCGAAGCTTATATTTCAAATTATGAGGGATATAGTGGATCTGGAGATATTTTAACAAAGTTTGGAATGAGTTTAAAGGATGAACTTACTTTAATCATCTCAAAAGAAAGATTTGAAGACTTTATAGCACCATTCTTAGTAGGAATGGATGATAATGAAATTGTACTGGCATCCCGTCCAAGAGAAGGTGATATTGTTTACTTCCCTTTGGGTGGAAGATTATTTGAGATTAAATTTGTAGAGCACGAGCAACCATTTTACCAATTAGGTAAAACTTATGTTTATGAGTTAAAATGTGAATTATTTGAATACGAAGATGAGATTCTCGATACCTCTATTGATGAAATTGATCAAAGATTGCAGGATCAGGGATATATTACATCTTTGGAATTGATATCAATAGGTTCTACTGCAACGGCAGTATCTACATTATCTACTGGATATGTTCAAAAAGTTTATTTGACAAATGATGGTTATGGTTACACATCTGCACCAGTTGTTACGATATCTCCTGCACCTTCTGGTGGAATTAATGCAAGTGCGGTTGCCATTACAACGAGTGTTGGAGGTGCTTATTCTATTAGAGATATAGTTTTAACAAATGCCGGTGCTGGATACACTATTGCACCTTCAATTACAATTAGTGGTGGTGGATCTGGAGCAGCTGCAACCTGTGGAATAGAAACTGCATATAATGGCATAAGAGTTATTAGTATTGGAAATAGTGGCACTGGATATGCCACTCCACCTACCATTTCAATCAGTGCTCCAACAACTGGACCCGGAATTGCAGCTTCTGCATTTGCAACTCTTCAGGGTACAAATATTTCCAAAATATACATTTCAAATGCTGGAGCAGGATTTACTGTAGCACCCACAATTACAATCGGTGCTCCTTCTATTATTTCCGGTACTGGTAATTTTATTTTTAATGAAGAGGTAGTTGGATCTAGATCTGGAACTATTGCAAGAGTTAAGTCTTGGGATAGGGATACTAATATTTTAGAAATATCAATCAATGATGGGCAATTCTATCCAGGAGAACTCGTCGTAGGATCCACATCTTCCGCATCGTATTCGATTAAAAAACATAATATGACAACATCGAATGATAAATATGAAGAAAATGATGAAATTGAAGCAGAAGCAGATCTTATTATAGATTTCTCCGAATCAAATCCATTTGGTAACTATTAATGCTAGGAACTTACTACTATCATCAAATTATAAGAAAGACAATTATTGCTTTCGGAACAGTTTTTAATGAAATTCACATTCAGCATCAAAATTCTAATGATGCTGTAATTAGTGATATGAGAGTTCCATTGGCATATGGTCCGATGCAAAAGTTTCTGGCAAGAATTGAGCAGCAACCAGAATTAAATAAACCAATTGCAATGACATTACCCAGAATGTCATTTGAGATGAATTCTATTCAATATGATTCTACAAGAAAGGCAGGAGTCACCCAAACCTTCAAGGCATCTGACGGTACTAACCTAAAAAAGGTTTATATGCCAGTTCCATATAATATTGGATTTGAATTAAATATTTTAACAAAATTAAATGATGATGCTTTACAAATTGTTGAGCAAATTCTTCCATATTTTCAACCATCATTTAATCTAACGGTAGATTTGATTGATTCTATTGGAGAAAAGAGAGATATTCCTATTGTTTTAGATTCAGTATCTTTCCAAGATGACTATGAGGGGGATTTTTCCACAAGAAGATCCTTAATATATACTTTACAATTCACGGCAAAGACATATCTGTTTGGTCCTATTGCTGATAGTACAGACGGTCTCATTCGTAAGGTTCAAGTTGATATGTATGCTGGTAGTGATCAAACAACTGCCAAACGTGAAATGAGATACACAGTAACTCCGGATCCTATTGATGCTGGACCAGATGATGACTTTGGATTCAATGAGAATTGGGAGTTCTTCAATGACTCTAAGACTTATAGTCCAACACAACAGACCGATATTTAATAACTTATGGCAAATAATTATGGGGATATTGATAAGGCACTCAATATCGAGAGTAGTATAGTTGAGGTAGAAAGACCTATAGAAAAAATTGATATTGCACCATCAAAACCTGATGATATTAAAAAAGACTATGAATATACTCGTGCCAATCTATATTCACTGATTGAAAAGGGTCAAGAGGCAATTAATGGGATTATGGAACTTGCTGGAGAAGGTGGAAGTCCTAGAGCATATGAGGTTGCTGGACAATTAATTAAGAGTGTTGCCGATACAACTGATAAGTTAATTGACTTGCAGAAGAAACTGAAAGATGTTGAAGAAGATACTGTAAGAACACCAAGTAGTGTGACCAATAATGCTCTGTTTGTTGGATCAACATCAGAACTTTCGAAAATACTTAAGCAAGGTTTTCTAAATACTAAAGATTAGTCTTTACCCGTAATGAACGAGCAACTGAAATCATATAAAACCGTAGAACAGATTGCGAAGAAACATCGTATGGATGTCTCCGATATTCAGAAGCAACTTGATATGGGTGCTCCTATTGAACACGAGCACACAAACAATCAAAAACTTGCTGTTGAGATTGCATTACAGCATTTGGATGAGATTCCAGATTATTATACTCGTCTAAAGAAAATGGAAGCAGATGCAAAGAGGGAACATAAAAAGTTTAAGGATGTAAAGGAACAAAAGTCGGAAATGAGATATTGTGGTCTTTGTAGAAAAGATGAATCTCAAGAAGATTGTAAATATGGTCCAGATATGTGGAGCAAATATACAAGACCGCAACAGATTCTGACTCAAAATCAAATGAAGTACGATCCTAATAGACCCCATCCAGCAAATGAAGAGAAGGATCACGAGTATTCAATGGCCCGTTCAGAACTTAGTACTGTTATGAATGCTGCTAGAAGACTAAAGAAAAAAATGAAGGGTGAAGGTAATATTGAAGCTTGGGTTCAGTCAAAGATTACTAAGGCAGCAGATTATATTGATACTGCGGCAGATTATGTTGATAGTAGAGAAAGTAAGGTTAATGAGGATGCGACAATTGAGGATGCAAACGGAAATACTTTTGTTCGGATTATTGATATTATCAGAGCAGATCGTCTTGTAAAAGAAGCAAAGTCCGGTGATCAAGGTCTTCGTGATTGGTTTGGAAAATCAAAATCATCCACAGGAAAAAA